CAACTACAAACTCTGGAATTCGATTCATATAAATCAAACGAATATTGACTCATCAAGCCGATCTTGGTTTAAACGTATAAACTTTCCCATTGTACTCGCGGTTCTACTGGTTTTAGGATTAGTGAGTGGAAACAACGAAAGAAAAGAAGAAAACCCATCACAAGCCACAAGAAATAATGTAGTCAAAAATGATAAAAAAGAAGAGAAAAAGGAGGATACAAAAGAAGAGAAGAAAGAGAAAGAGAAGAAAGAGAAAGAGAATAAAAAAGAAGACAAAAAAGAAGAGAAGAAAGAGAATAAAAAAGAAGACAAAAAAGAAGAACAGCTACCTACATGTGATGGAATATCAATCACTTCTAATTGCTTAGTCGATGGAATAACGTATTCTAAATACATATATCATCCAGCAAAAGAAGCTGTAACCCATGTAGAAAATGTACAAACCGGAACAGAGACAAGAACATCATCACCCTACATTTTATGCAATGATGGCTTTCATTGGGGTTCTATTACACATAGAGGTGCTTGTTCTGGTCATAATGGTGTCGCAGACTTTGAACATGTAGATACGTATGAAATACCAGTGTATCAAGAGCAAATCGTTGAAGATTCTCCTGCTCAAGATGAATATTATGAAAAAGAGGAGAAACAAAAAGATTAGTAAACATGAATAAAAAAGTCATCTGGTACATGAATCCTGAAGACATAGCAGAGAAATGTTATTAAGAAAGAGATGAAGGAGATAAATAATAGAGGAACATAGTCTGCTAACGTTTCTATATTATGCATAAAGAAAAGCCCTTAAAATAGGGCTTTTCATAACTAAAGTGCCGCTTAGCAGAAACAAATTTATTTGTTTTTCTGTTTCTGTAAATTTCTAAAACCTCCATTTTTAGCCATTTTCTGACTGTCTGATGTTTCTTTTATCTGTTAAAAAATTTTAACAGGGTGCCATTCTGGGTGCCACAAAAAAATGCCTACCCTCCAATGAGAGTAGGCTTTTCGTTTACTTCAAATCTTCAGTTGTTTCTGCTGCTTCTTCCAGCTTCACTTCCGGAAGTCCAGCGATGGATGTTGCAATAGATACAACTGCTGTCGTTGCCGATACAGCTAAGATTGTTGACCAGTCAAGCTGCGTAACTCCTACAGCTTGCGTTCCAATCAGAGTTACAACTGATTGTGCGAATGTTTTAATCGCTCTAATCCCTGCTGCTTTAAACCATTGCTTCCAATATTGTTTGTCTTTCATCTTTTCATTACCTTACCTTTCTGTTTTAACTCTGCATAGAGTTCATCGCCTGTGTGGTTTCCACCAAGCGATTTATAAACTGTGTGTATCTCGTCAACTTCGCGGAATTCGTCGACTGTAATGTGTGGCTTGTCACGTAGGTAGTCGTGCCATTTATACAACTGTCCACGGAGCATAATTTGCATGCCCTGCTTCATCACGGCCATGTCGTTTTTTAGTTCTGTTTCTTCGTCTACCTTTTGCTGCTTCATGCTCTTAATTTTTGCTACAAGCCACGCAACGACACCACCTGCAATGGCTGAAATTACCGTATTGTAAATCGGTGTAAATAAAGGATTCATTGCCTGGATCATGCGCTTTAACCTCTTAACTTACGCGAATGCTATTTCCTGGATAAATTAAATCAGGATCATTAATCCCATTAATTTGGGCTAGCCACTGCCACGTTGTTCCAAAATTAGCCGCAATACCGGATAATGTATCACCAGGCTTGATTGCGTAATAAACAGCGCTTGCTGCCGGTGCTTCTGCAGTTGCTCCGTTGATCACGATTTCTTGTCCTGGATAAATCTTGTTTGCGTCTGGAATATTGTTAATTGCAGCCAGGTTTTGATATGTTGTTCCATATCTTGCCGCAATTGCCGACAATGTATCGCCCTTTTGAACGATGTATGTTGTCGAACCTACTGCTGGTGCTGCTGCAGCAACATACACAGGTGCCGCTGCTGGTGCTGGCGCGATATACTCTTCGCCTGGGTTTGCGTACTTCATCCACGCCTCTGCATCGCCGTAGAACTTATCAAGGTCAACGCCTCCGTCATAACCATAAACGCGGCCGTTTCCTCCTGCGTATTGGCGCATTGCGCATGCGTACGCTCCCTCGTTCCACGGTGTGTCCTGGTAGTATGTCGGCTCGCTGTCTGCGTATTCTGCAACCCACAGCCCGTAATCTCCTACGCCTACAACCTTATTTAATGCGGACGCCTGAATATAGATTAATGGCTTCACGCCTGTCTGGTTATAAACATTGTCGCACCAGACCTTGATCCATTCGTTTGGATAAACGTTCCATGCGGCGTTGCTCTCTCCCTCAAAGTCAAGAACCAGAATTCCTTTACGGATATATCCTTGAATGTTTTGCAAGAAGAAATTACTTTCCGCGATTGGATCGCCTCCGTTGGCGTAATGATAAACCCCGAATAATTTCCCCATCTCAATTGCCTGCTGCACATGTGTATCGCAGCATGGGTTAATATAGTTGATTCCCTCCGTTGCTTTCACCACTACGAAATCGTAACTAATTTGTCGCAAGTCTAGGCTTTGCTGCCAGCTTGCAACGTCAATTCCTTGTAATGCCATTTTTTCCACCTCTTTCTTTCTATCTAAAAAGGCGGACGCATTGGCCGCCTTAATAGCAAATGTTATTTTTTCTTCCATCCAAGTGCTAATTCAGATGGTTCTCTTGCATTATTATTCCAAGTGCATTCCCACAAAATACCTTTATGCATAACAATATCACCTGCATTGTATTCCTTACCTTTTATCCAGTTTAGATATTGTGGTTTAGGGTTTCCGCTTCCGTCATTCTTAGCGATAACATATAATCCTAATGCTTTATCAGGTGTTTTACCATCTTCTGCTATATGCTTGCTTAGCACAACATAAACAATGCCGTTGTGGGCAATACGCATGTCTTTTTGATATTCTTCGCCAGCTGTCCATTTATCAAGATACTTAATATATTTGTAAACTGTAGCAATATCCGCAATCTGCAAATACTGTTTGATTAAAGGTTTCGTTTCATTATATGCTCTTGCATCAATATCTTTTTGCGGAACATCCGTCAAAATAAACGATAATGTATATCCACTTTCATTCTTTGAAAATGTCATTGGATCAGTGTATATCTTATGTACAGCATTATCATCAAAAGAAATGTCATGAATAACACCGATTTCAAATGCATCCATTAAAGGTTTTAAATTCTCGAAAATAGTGCGTTGAAATGTGACAACACTTTTATTATCACTTGAAATTTCTGTAAACTTTTTTCCATCAATAATCATCTTATTTTTCCTTTCTAATGAACAGTCCTTTTAAATAAACTGTTGCCGCTGGTGTAACTTCTGTGTTAGATAAATTCTGTACGTATATAATCACTGTTTTTCGCGATTCATCGTTTGCTCTTATCGTGCATCCATGCCATACGGTTGTACATGCGTCGTAGAAGTCAACTAGTGCATAGCCTTCTGGAATTGTGTACGGAACATACGCATAAGCAGCTTGATTTCCCTGCAATCCTACAACGTTTGTCGTAAATGTTTTCGTAACCATAAAGTCGTTATCTTTTCCAAGAATTAACTTTCCTCTTGCATATGTAGTTCCTTCCGTCATCATATCCCCCTCGTTATAAACTCCACAGGGGTTATTCCCATTTTTCCGAACCCACAGCATGTGGACGCTTGTGGTTAATTTCCCTAATATCATCGCCCACAAGTTTCCGGTTAAAACGTACGAACGTTCGGTTCTCTGTCCGTAACTATCAGTTAAAACCAGCGTCAGTTGATAGTTCTGGTCGTACCGGTAACCGCTAACTCTCTGCTTAACCTCAAAGTTATTTCCGTTCGGCGTATATGCGCAGTTTACGCTGTGGCCCTGCTCATCTTTCAGAGTGATTGTTAATTGATTACTTTCGCCGTTGTAATATGTTCCTTTGGCGCTCGCATATCCGTCGTTAACCGTCGGATTGTCGCGTTCTGCGCTGAACTCCGTTAATGTTGGATAAAAGTATGGCACGAATGTTCCGCGCCATTCCTGGGCCTTCACGAAGCCTCTGCTATCCTCAATTACAAACTGAACGTTGCCGTCAACCATTCCCTCCAGCTCTGCAGTATATTTTCCGTCGGTCAATTTTAGCGGTGTTTGCTGCTTATTGTGAACCACGTAAATATTTTTAATTGTTGCAAAGCCTCGCGTTTCTGCTTGCATTGTCAATTTCTTGCGTGACAAATAGCGGAACACTTTTTCATCAGTTACTTTGTTATTGCCTATCTCTTTGATTTCTGCAGCTGTAATTATTGGGCCGTATCTTTCTTGTGGTAGGTCAATAAAAAATCCAATCTTTGACGTGCCTATCATTATTGCATTGCTAGTGCCATCAGCATATGTACCTATTCCAAGATAACCATATACAGATTTTGTATCAGTAGCATACTTAATCATCTCTTCGGTTGGTTTAAATGTATATTCTGTATCAATATCATTAGTGTTTAACCATTTCGGTCCGCTGTCACCAACCACCCACACGAGTGAATGACGATATTGCTGCACTTTCTTATCCAAAAGCAATGTAAGTGTATCTGTGCCATCAAGTCTGACATGGTTTTTATTGTCTTTCCATGAAGCACTACTCGCTCTTGGTATGTTAGGCAATACGATTGTTTCTTCTAAAATGGCATTGGCATCTGAATAGTAAAAACTCAAATTTGAATTGATGGTGGTTGAATAATCACCGTTATTGTCATGCCCAGCCCAGAATCCACCACTTAATAGCGTTCCACTGCCCCTTAGAGTTCCACCACCACTTACAGTTTCACATCCTGTGCCAGTAAAAGTCCATGAGCCTGAATAGATATAACCACTATTCATTGTGTATGTGGTTTGAACATCTACCCAATCTCGATTTAACTCGATACTGTGATACTGTGCTTTTACTCTAGCCCACAATTTATAGGTTACATTTGCTTGTCCGACTTCTTGCGTTACTTCTTTTATGACTTGCCAATCATTACTTAGTTTAATCATTTCTTAATGTCCCCTATCCAGTTAATCACTGACGCTTTAACTTCTGCGGTCTTTATCTTTCCGCCTGTGAATTCTGTTATTTCTGCAACGGTTGTCTTTGCCTCTATTCTGTGCGCACCTGCGCTCAAATATTCCAAAACACGAAGGTATGCAAGCATACTATCCACTTTGTCAAACTTCGCCAGTAACGTTCCATCTGATTTTTTTACGTTTACTCCGTTTGTGTCGACGGTCGTAACCGTGTCCTCTTTATCGCTACCGATATGCAGGCCGTGTTCGTCCAGCTTCTCAGTGATTGTGCTAACTGTCTTATCAAACTCTGAACGCTGGATTGTTCTGCTGAAGCCGTCGGCAGTCTGCTGCTGCAATGTCTGCAGCTCTGTCTTTACGGAGTCGACGCCTTTGCGATTTTCCGTTGTTTGGTTAACCAGGTGCGTTATGCTTCCATTAAGTTGCTCAATTGTCGACTTGTTGGTTGTTGTCAATTCAACCAGGCCATTCAGTACATCGTCTTTTGTTGCGTCTGAATAACCGACCGTTTCATCTGTGAATGTTGCTTTATATCTTATCCACACCCACGTGTCGTTGGTCTTTTCTGGTTGTGTTGCGCTCCAGGTTCCACCTGTTGGTTCTGTTTTTGAAGTTGACAGGTAATATTCCGGCGTTACTTGTTTGACTCCTCGGCCGGTCTTTCCTGCTATTGACGGAGAGAATATTTCCGACGTCGTGTCATCGCTGTACTTATAAACCGCACGGAGCCATAAAGTGTAGCCCTCGTTTACAAGCGGAATATTGGCCAGCCACTCGCCTGTTGGTGGCGTTGTCGCGCTGCTTCCTGCTTGGTATGTAATTTCTGGCGTGCCTACTATTCCGCGTCCTGCGTCGCCTTTTATACCGGTTAATTCTAGCGGTTCATGACGCACTTCATTGCCGTTTGCGGTAATATCTGCGAGCATGTACCACATGTGCTGCCCTGCTATTGATGGCGGCTTTGTGGAAGACCAGGCGCTGTCATTCTTCGATGGCGTATCTTGCGACGCAGTCTGTAGGTAATATTGGCGCGTGCCTTTATTCGCGTTTCCTACCTCTGTTGCAATATTTGCAATCTTACTTTTGAACTTCTCGATTGAAGTTTCGAACTCGTGCAGCTTCTGGTTCAATATCGTTATTGTGCGCGCTGGCTTTGATTGGTTCTCGCGCTGCTCTTTCGCTTTTGTTTCCAGGGCGTCCTTAAAGAACTGCGTTCCTGCAAACGTGCGCTTCATTAGCAACGTTTTGATTGTTGCTCCTGCCGGTGTATTGAACTGGATCGTATCTCCTGGCTCAATATATGGCACGCCCATCACGCTGGCCGTAAACGGTATATATTGAACGTCTTTCAATTCGTTAAATATTGCCGTTGCTATTGGTTGTAAATCGGACGACGCCATTCCATAAAGCAGAGGATTGCCCTCTATCAGATATGGGTTTTTTCCATCCTTATTTCCTGCAAGAACTCCTATATCGTCCTTTGTTGCTCTTATCTGCAGCATATCAATTTTTTTAATATTGTAGTCTGCAATTTCAACCGTGCCTATATAATGGCTTCCGGTGTAAACCATTCCTGGTGTACCGGTTGGCTGTGTGATCTTCTTAATCGTCAACGTTTTTCCGTTATCCAGTAGCCTGGAAGTTACGAAAAAACAACCGGCCATTTCCTGGAGATAACCCAGGAACGTTGCGCCTGTTGCTTCGTTAACGTACATATTTCTCTGTGTAATTACTGCGTTGCTATTCGTGTATATTTGCGGCAGTTGGTAATCAATACCGACCTTATTGCACAATGCAATCAGCAGTTCTCTGTGCGTAATTGGGAACTGCACTTCCTTGTTCCACCAATCGCTCACATCTTGATTAAACTTTGCAAGCATGCCGCTCGCCTTTATGTTGTACAAGTGGTCGTTTTGCTTCTCTGCGTTATCAATTAGATATGTACCTGCTGGCATGGCCATAGAGCCGACGGTAATCGCCAGCTCTACTTCCTTGCCCTTTAATAAACCGATGTTTCTTTCTAGGTTTAACAATGTAAATTCAATCGTTGGCTTTTCTACTGCTGCCAGGTCAAATGAATTATTGGAACTTAGACTCTCGGTAATCGAAACGCCGCCATCGGACAGGTTGTTTCCTGTGTATGTAGGACCGTTTTTAATCTTAATGATGTAATTCTTCGGCCTGCCTGTTTCCGTCGTAAACTCGCGCTTTAAGGCTTCCTGGATGATTGTTTTTTGACTTGTGCTTTGTGCCATTCTTAACCTCCTCCTGCGCCTTATCTCTCAACGATTGAAATAGAAATATCTTTCCAGACTTTCTTATTCGTTGCGCCCTTGTCGATTGTGTACTTCAATGTGTTGCCACTGTAGGCTTCCTGGATCATACCTGCGGTTTTTTTCTTTCGGTCGTAATACTCAAATTTGAAGTATTCCTTACCCTTTGTTAAATCTGCAATCAAATTTAACTCGTCATCTGTTAGGCGCGGCCACGACAATTCGATTTTTCTTACACCAAACCGTACGGTTTTCTTATGTGTAAAGCCCAGCGCGTCGCGGTACGCTTCCTCCGCCAGGTCGTTTTCGCTGTACTTGGCGTTGCCTCGGATAACCGGTGGCAATGCCACGCCGTCAACTTTATAAACGCTCATTTTTGCCATTGTTTATCCTCCTTAAAACGAAAGAACAGGACTGTTTCCTGTTCTTTCTGTTTCGTCATTGATGTACTCAACTGCTGCAGCGCCTGCTTCTCGTTTGGTGATTGAGAAGTTCTTTGACGCGATTATTCTTAGCAGCGCGATTGCTTCCTGGTTAAAGCCTCCGGTTTCTTCTCTGACAATCTGTCGGATTAAGCCCTCCGGCGCCTCCAGGTTGTTTCCGTGTGTTTGGTCACCCAGCATTGCGACAAACTGTTTATTTGGTGGAATGACTGCGCCTTTGGCCAGATATGGAATGCTCGGGATATTTATTCCCATGCCTCCGAAACCTGGCACCCAGCTCGGAATTCGAACCTGGTTAATTCCGCTAATAAAGCCATTGATCAGTCCGATTACGCCGTTAATTGGCAGCTTGAAAATAGAAACAATACCGCCAACTATTCCGTTAAAGATATTAACGACGCCCTGCCATGCCTGGCTCCAGTTCCCTGTAAATACTCCGGTTATAAACTGGATTATACCGTTAAAGATTTGCTGTATCGCATTAACGGTATCGTTGAACGATTTTGCAAGGCCGTCAAATGCTCCCTTGAATGTGCTAACTATCAAGTCGGCAAACCAACGAACCAATGCTGCGAAGCCATCCAGGGTTGCTTTGAATGCTGTCGCGATTGCCTGCAATATCTGCAGTGTGGTTTCTTTGAACGCATTAAAAAAGTCGCCCAGCGGTGTAAGAACTTTATCTTTGAACCATGCCGCAACTTTTCCGAATGCTTCCTTTATTCCGTTGACGCAATTTATCGCGAATTCTTTTACCTTGTCCCAATTAAGAACTAATGCGACTAAGATAGCGATTAATGCGCCTATTGCAATTGTTGCTATTCCTATTGGGCTGGTTATGAAGGCTAATGCTCCGGATACGGCAGCAATGCCTCCAGACACCAATTTGCTCACAACGTCAACGGCTTTCATGGCACCGCTTATTCCCTCAAATGCTCCAACTAGCGCAGCTATAACTCCGACTAATGTTGCGAACGTTTCCTGGTTGTTGTCTATCCAGTCCGACAATCCGTTCAATGCATCCGCCACGACTTCTATCGCTCCGACGAATGCATCGCCCAGGAAGTCTGCGACCGGTTTCAAAATGTTATCCCAGAGATCTTGCGCTAATGGTGCCAATGCTTCTATTGCTGAATGAATGGCTTTAAGCGCGCCCTCGATAACATCGAGGCCGGCCGGAATAACTTCCTCTAATAGCATCTTTGCTATTGGCAGGACGACATTGTTGTATATCCATTCAAGAATACCCAGAATATCGTTAAATACAGGCCGCATGGCCTCTACCGCCTTTGCTATTGAGTTAAATAGTGGCTCTAGGTTTAGGTTCTTAACCCACTCAATCGTCGCGTCAAGAATGCGGTCAAACCAATTCCATAGATCGCTCGCCATTCCGCTTAGTGCCGACATTATTCGAACGCCATTATCATTAGCAGTCCATGCTTCTTTTATTTTCTTGGTTGTTTCATCCCACAATGTCTTAATTTTACCGAGCGTGTTCTTCAATCTCTCGCCCAGGTCAACCTGCTGCAATAGATCGCTGAACCCTAAACCGCCGGCACCGCCTCCGCCGCCGCTGTCTGTGTCGTTTTTTTGCATGACTTCGATTTCATCAAAAGACGCCAGGCTCCGCTTTCTTTCGTCCGCTTCTTTCTTGGCTGCTCCTGCCTGCTTTTCTGCAGACGCAGCCGCCGCCCTGGCCAGAATATCGACTCCGGTCAATGCCTTAATTATTGCCGCAATGAAACTCACGGCTTTGGCCAATCCACGAATTAATCCCTCCGCAATCGGTTGAACCGCTACAGCCGCCACCATCTTGATTGAGGCGATGGCTGCCTGCAGTTCTTTGCTCTGGCTGACCGCCTCGCCGATAGCTTGTTTAATTCCTCGGAATGCCGACATTACACCGAAAGTCATCAACGTAAATCTTCCCATCAATCCCAGCATATTTTTTATTCCGCCAGATGCGTTGCCTATGCCTTTGGCCAAGTTGGAAATTCCGCCGCTGTTGGATCCTGCGCCTTTTCCTTTATTCGAGAAAAATTCCTTAAACTTCTGCATTGCAGTTGCCTGCTTGAGAAGTTGGCGCTCGTCGTTCTTTTGGCCGTCAACCTGTGCCTGCATTGTATTGCGCAGCGCTGTTTGCTTTAATAACTTGCGGTTCTGCTCACCTATTTGATTGGCCACATCCTTTGCGCTTGCTGAAATGCGTTTGAACCCACTGTCCGCTTCTTTCTGCTGGTCGATGATCTTCTGCATGTGCGCGTCGAACGCTTTATCGCCTATTTCTGACGCCTCTGCTTTTGACTTGCCCTGGGCCAGCGCGTTTTTCTCTGCAAAGTTACCCTCAAGGCTCGCCTCGAAAATGTTTTGCTTATCATTCTTGACGCCACTTGCGATACTGTTTTCTTTTGCAGCTTTTGCTTCGGCCAATTCTGCATACTTCTGTTTTAATTCTGCAATCTTGCTTTTAGTCTTTTCGATTGCCTTTTCCTGGATAGATAAATTCTTTTCCATCTCCAGGGTTTGTTTCTTCATGCCGTCAGAAACTGCCGACGCATTTCCTATGCGTTCAATGCCGCTCTTTAATTCTTCGATTTTCTTTTTGATTTTATCCGCGCCGGCACTAAACCCAGAGGCGTCGAGTTTCGTGTTTATTCGGATCATGCTTTGACTCATTTATGCACCTCCGTTCTATGCTCGCCTTGCAAGCATGTTTTTATGTTTTAATCATTTCCCTTTGTTTCTCCTCGTAGTAGTCTATCGAATTCGTCCAGCGCTTCCTGCTCGCTCTCTGTAATCTTTTCTGGTAATGCAACCAGACGCTTTGCCTGGATTAACTCTTCCATTGCCTTTGGATTGTCTTTGTAATCTCCCAGGTCTTTGTTACGAATTTCTCGCACGCGGTTTAGCGCTGACTTTGGACTTAGGCCGTTTAATAAATCAATGAACTTCCACCAGTGCATTGTTTCGTTTTCTGGTTCGGATAAATCTATGTTGTAATCACTAATGAATGACGCGATTATCAAGCCCATGTCGTACGTGTAGTCCATATCTGGCTCGCGTTCGGTCAAGATTTCATCCATCTCTCTTATCTGTTCCGGCTCTTTTCCGCATTGCAAATATTTGACAAGCAATTCTTGCAATCTCTTCATTCCGTCAACGCTTAGATCCTGCGGAATGTCACCCAACAATAGAAGCATTACTATTGCGCCGCGCTCTGCGTCTGTCACGGCTTCGTCCTGGACGATTTCGTAACAACGGATGGCCGTCTGATACGACGTATTTATCGGAAATCTATGGCCGTCTACTTCGATTGCCTGTGGATATCTCATGCTTGCCTCTCTCAGCTCAATACAGCGCCATTATCGCCGCGGTTTTCACCGATGTGATATTTCTTCTTCAAGCGTTCCTTAACGCTGTCTACGTTAATTTCTAGGCGGCTTAAATGCGGCTCCAATTGTTCGAATAAATCATCAAACATAGTCAAATAGTTGCTATCTCCAAACAACGCATACATGGTTCCTTTGCCCAGCAACTCATCCATTGCCTCTCGGTCTTTTTGATACATTTTTCTGTACTCGTTCTGGATCTCCAGTTCTTCCTGTGTAAGCATGCCTTTTTTTGTTGGCTTCTGGTTCTTGTACTTATTTCGAATGGCCACAACATTGCCCTCGCAAACTTGGAGATTTCTTTCGACGTCTGTAAATGCTTTATTGACCTTATATGGCAAGTTAATATCTAATAAATCGAAGACGATTTCCTGGCCGTCGTCGCTTATGTTAATGCGATAGACTTCATCCTCGCGGCGTTTAATTCTAATTTTATTGATTGCTTGTTGATTGCTTCTGTCTGTCATTTTTATTCTCCTCTTGTGCTTGTTAAATATTTGCAAGCATGTTTCCTTTACTTAAAACTTAAAATATAAAGAGGCAAGCCACTGTTGTGAACTTGCCTCATATTGCGTTATGTCTAGCCGCCGATGCCAGGTGCTGCTGTTGCTTTCTTAAACTTAACAGCTCCGTTTGCTTCAAACGTAACCGTCCCATACACTGGATCGCCATTAAGCGCGATTGTGAATGGTGCTTCTAGTGGTTTGCCGCCGTCTGCTCCGAACTCTGTAATCTGAATTGTCACCTGGTTTAATTCTGCAGAGAATGAACCATCTGTCTGCTTATCGTACGCATTAACAACAAGGAGTTGCGTTTCGCAATCTTCGCCGACTGCTCTCTTCTTTCTTAACGCGTCTACGTATTCAAAGATTGGATCACCCTTGAATGCTGTCATTGGCGTTTGAACGCTAACCTTATAGGAGTCTACCGATGTTGTTGCGCTATCTTCGCCGATGTATGTTTCTGTTGTTGTTTCTGGGTTGTACTGGAACTTCTGTGAAGTTACGCCCTTGTTAATCAACGCCCACTTTTCCTGGCCGCCAGTTTTTGTTTGATCTGTGTTCAAAAATGATTTTAATAATGAACGCTTAATTTTTCCCATTATCTCAATTCCTCACTTTCTGTTTTTTATTTGGCTGCTTTTGTGTCGTGAATGTACACAAGTTGCAGCTGCAACTGATATCTTGCTATTCTCCAGTCTGCCGTGACCGCAAATAGATATCCAGTTGTTGTTATGTTCAATTCCTCCGCTTCATCCCCTTGCGGCAACTCTGGGAGTCTTTCTTCGTCGCTTTGATTTTCAATCCATGCGGCCAGTTCTTCAAAGAACCGGCTGTTTTCGATATTCATGCGCGCCTCTTCCGAATAATTGAAACGTGCGACCAAGTTAAAACGATATTGGCGCTCTGATACGCCGTCCAGGTAATTTTCAATAACTGACGGCCCTGGTACTGTTTCAATGCTGAACGAACGCGTATCGTCCTTTAAGAACTCTACCTTTGTTTTCGCTCCCATCTTCTTAATCAGTGGGCATTCATCAAAATATTGCTTAATTGCCTCGACAATGCTTTCCGGTTTGCTCATTTTATTTTATGTACCTCCGCATGATAAATTCTTCGACTTCTGCAGTAATCTTTTCGCCGTTGTCGGCCCACGAACGCTCGGCCCACATAGGCCCTGCGAGCGGGTGCTTTGACGTGTCATATTGCAAGCTTCTGCCGTCTGGATCCAGAATTTTTGGCACGCCTGGTCTTGACCAGAACATGTTGTTTTCTTCATCGTGGAACGCGCCCTTTAATGTTTCAGGATCTACCATCAATTTGCCGTAATAAAGATATTGTGCATACGGTGCATAATAAACTACGGCGTCCGGCTCCATAAACCTTTGCGCGCTTCCTGCAAGCATGCCAGTATCCATTGGCACGTATTTATCCGTTTGACGCATCATTTCTTGTGTAAAGAACTTTTGCGCTGGGCCGTCCGGTTCTAAACCTAATGTCCTGGTTAGGTTTGGCGTTGCAGCTCTTATTCCGGATATATCGACCGTCATCAATTTATCATCAGACACCGGTTATCACCTTGTTGTCGTTTGGTCGTCCGCAGTAATTCGTACTAATCGAACTAATTGTAATTGTTTCGTATTGCTCCAACTCTCGCATGCTCGTTATCTCTGGACCTGTACCGTTTACGGCGTAATCACCTTCTGCAATCTCTGCCGTATCTGCTATCTCTTTTGGTATAACAACCGTTGTGTTGGTCGTCGCCTCGACGCCTTTTCCGCTTAATTTTAGCATCTGCGGGCCGTACCAGAATACGCCCTCCAAAACCTGACGCTTATATTCATCGTCACCGTGTTTGTGGTAAATCGTGCATGTATGTGGGAACATTTCGACTATCTTGTTTGTCAACATGTGCAACCAAGCCCTCTATAAAGCAGGCCTGTTCCAAACAGATACATTTCAACAACTCGTTTATATTCGATTTGCTTTTCTGCTTCGGTCGTTTTCGCTTCATTTCTGAATGTGACGGAATGTGGGCCGATTGTTTCTGATGCAATCTTTGCCGCTTCTTCCTTTCGCTGCATTTCTTCTATCTTTTCCGCAACCGCACACGTGCAGTCCTTTACGTCTTTTTCATACGGTTGACCCTGCAGCGCGTCTGCGTTAATTCTTCGCATGGTTAATCTGTTGACGATTGCGGAGGCTTCGCGTGCTAGTTGGTTGAATTCATCCTCCTGCAGCGAACCTTTGAATTTGTTTTTGTAATATTCAAAATCTACAAATTGCATTTATTCCTCCGTTCTAAAAGAAAGCAAGCAGGCGCTCACCTGGAGGCCTGCTTTCGCTCTTTGTATATCGCGGTTAGTTACTTAACTTTGATACCCGTTAATACGCCGGCTTTTAGAGAATTCTTCAACGCAATAGCAGCCACCATTTCGACATCGCCTGTCTTAACTGCTCCAGGTTGTTTTAAATCTGGAAGGTTTGTGCTGATGATCTTGTCGCCACGTGGAGTAACGCCGTGTAATGCGTCAAGGCCAAGTGTAACAGCATAAATGGATGTTGTTCCTGCTGGTTCTGCGATTTCGATACAGTCGACTGTCTTATTTTTCGCTCCATCGTAGAACTTACCGAGGTCAAGCATTGGGATGTTATCCCAGCAATCAACTGGGCGTCCGAATGCGTCCTCAACTCTTGAATAGTATCCCTTGCGACGTGCGATGCCCTTAATCTTTGTTAACATGACAGAATTCATTAAGAGCATTGTTGGCTTGCCTGCTAGGTTTGCCATAAATGCATCTAATGTGTCTAGGAACGCGTCTGCGTTGTCTGTCATCTTCTGCGTTGTAGATAGATCAATTCCTGTTGCTGCGATTTCTGTCGATGTTCCTTTTAACATCTTCGCAAGGCCGTCAAACTGATTGTCCTTTGTGTTGTCGCCGTTAATTAACGCCCAGTGGAAAAGGTTGCGTGCTGCTTCAATCTTTTGCTTCACCTGGAAGTCTAACTCGTCAACCGCACCTGCTGTTTCGATAATAACGCGGTCAAGAGAGAACGCGCCACCGAAGATAGCGAGCTTTGCTGTTGCTTCCTTGCGCTTTGCCTCATTTGTTGAGTATTCTGAATTTAATGCACGGAATGACGCTGTTGATGGTGTCATCAATTTTGTATATCCATAAACTAATGTTGAACCGCCTGTCGCTGGTGAAACCGCGTTATCAAATACTAATTGATCAAGTAAGAAACTTGAACGACGGAATTCATCTACTACTGTTTGCTCGACTTTGTCACGCATTCCTACTTTTGACTCTGCTAGTGTAATTGGCATTTTATTTTTTCCTCTACTTTCTTATTTTAATTTTTTAGTTTTTGCCGTTTAATGCGGCAGTTAATGCTTCTTTTAATGACAATGGTGCATTGCTTTCTTTCTCGAATGTTCCATGCGCCGCGCCTGTTGCAGTTCCGGTAGCGAAGTAATGCGGATATGACTTTCTCATTTCTTCTTCCACAGTTTCGTAACCGTCGATTGTGTCTTTATTCGCGTCATAATGCGCTCTTAAGTCCTCGACGTCGATGTGCGCCAGATAACCGACTGTATCTTTAATGCCTGCTTTTTCCATTGTTCTTTGCAAGCATGTTTCGAACTTGATTTTGTTCGTTGCCTTTTCGACCTCTGCCGCAATCAATGCGCCGATATCGTTCGGCTTTTCTGGTGCTGCTGTTTCTGGATCTGGATTGTCGTTTCCTTTTGCTTCTGGTTCCGGATTAATGTTCTCGGACTTCTGCTCGGATGATACACCAGCGGCCACATCGTCTACGCCTGGCTTCTGCTGCGTTCCGCTGTGGTTCTGCTTGTACGTGTCGATTGCTTTTGCAACTCGACGGTCAAACTCTGCTTTGAACGCTTTGTTTGAATTCAAAAACTCATCCAGGCCCTGGCTTGCTCCAGCTGCATTCTGTGGTTGTCCTGCGCTTTCTTGTGCGCTCTGGCTTTCTTCTTCTGCTGGTCGGCTGCCTTGCTGTGCTTCTGCTGTCGCATTTTCTTGCACTGCAACTTCTGCTCCTGCTGTGTTTTCAACTTCCTGGTTCTCTGCTGCGTTTGTTGCTGTTGTGTTTTCTGTTCCGTTCATTTTCTCCTCCCGTCTGGTTCCGTCCGTTCGCTCTCGCGGCCGTGCGTTCCCTATCTTGTATGAACATTGTTCTGCTTCTATGTGTCGTCTGTGTTTGCGTTTAACGGCCACCACAGACGTGTTCACCTATTTTGCAAATAAAAAAAGCAAGATTTCTCTTACTGACTTGTATTTCACTTTTTAATGTGTTATATAATAGATGAAAAGCAGTCATGGTCTGCGAAGCGTTTACCGCTTAGACCTACGGTTGCTTTTTATTTTTTTTCGCCATCGATTCTTATTCTTCGATATGCCATTATAACTTTTCCGTTTCTTATCACAACGATATTTTTAACAAATGCTGTATCTTTCGATGAATATAAACCGTTAATTTGTTGTTTTAATTCGCCATCACTTAGATATGACTTTTTAGATATATTGAGGATAAAATTAGGCGCTTGCTTTTTCTTATGCGAAATGGCCGACTTCAATGTTCTATGGCTGTTTCCTTCAATTGTTTTTAAGTCATATTTTGCCCTTTCATCTCCGATAAAATAGTCTGGACTTTTAACTCCATCTGGCTTATCTATTTTTGGCACATAAAATACTTTTTTGTTGTATGTATCCGCCAGCCTTTCAGCAATGGTCTGTTCAGTTTTATCATAATCATATTTTACATATTTTCCATCAACCAAATACTCCACTCCATCAAGCTCGTAAACCTCACCAATCGCAGCGAGTTCTTGTGGTTTGTTGCTCGGATTGGGCGATACTCTCCATTCGTTCATAATATCTTTTAACTTTTTTTCGGAGGGTTTCTTTCCCTGTGCTGCGGCATAGTGTTCTTTTATTGCGGCCTTTAATGCGTCCGCTGGAACTTTGTTTTTAATAAAAACAGGATGTCCGTTTATATATCGCCACACGCCGGCTTCTTCGTTGTCTTTGCTCATGGTGTTTCCCTCCTGTCTTTTCTTACTTGTATTGTTCCCTTGCGGATGATCTTCTTAGGTCGTATTTGTCGCAGTGTGCTTCCAAGATTTGGCTTAATTTATCAATGTGCTGCTGCGCCTTATCTGCAGCCGCCATTGTTTCTGGTGTATCTTCCATCGCTTTCATTGCGTCGCGTACTTTCTTCCAACGACGGATATTACGTTCCAGCCTGCGCTGCTTCTGCGTTGCTTGGTATATTTCCGCGTTCTTTTCTTCGTCGTAATGCTCCGCCGCCTGGGTTGTTATCCCTGGAAAGAATGCAAAGAAACGGTGCCTGCAATTAACGCCGCCTATGCCGTCAACTTCGCCGTAACCTGTGGTATCTGCAAAGTTTTGAATTTCATATCCCACGGCCTCGTTTGCATCTGCGCTCCCTTTGCCGTGCAATGCGTAAACCTTACCCTGCCACCAGGCGTGGTTTGTGTGGTCGTGTTGGCCGTCGCCTATCCTGGCGCCCAGGTGTGAAGTTGTTTCGACATATTCCGCGCCCATCTCTTCTGCACATTTTGCCATTGTATCGTTGGCCAGCCTGGTGCTGGCGCTCATCGCGTCGCGTCTGACTACTGCCTCTATGCTCATATGACGAATAGTACCGTCTGCACGTTGGTACGTCGCTCCATCTATGCCGTTCTTGGCCATTGCTTCGATTGCTCTTGTAATGGCTTGGTTGTGACTGTATGTTCCGCTGGCGCTTTCAATATACGCTTGGTTTAATGCTGTCATATATGCCTGCTTCGTGGACTCTAGGGCTTTTGTTTCTATCAACTTGATTGTGTCGTTAACAATGCCTTTATACGCCACGTTCTGTAATTGTTTAACAATCGGCAATTTCTGTAGCTGCTCCATGCTTAATTGGATCATGCCTTTCTTGTATGCTTCTTCAATATCGTCATCATCAAAGTTAGCAAACTGTGCTTTTTTCAGCATGTTTCGGATGGCTTCTTTTCCCCTGCCGGAATACTTGGATATCGTTTCAACCGCCTGGCGATTTAATAACCCCAACTCGTCGAGTTGATGCAAATGCCACTTCAATGCGCCTGTAGCTTCTTCATATGTCTGGAACCGCATTATTACGTCTTTGAATAGTTGCATTTCCATTTTGTTATAGATAGACACCAACTCTTCGCACAGTGCCTCTATTTGCTTATCTGTGAGCATTGTTTATCTCCTATGGCTATTTACTCGTCTTAATGCGAATGAGGCCTCCACGTGCTTGTTTTGCGCCCTCATGGTCGGCTATATCTGCCGGCTTTTTAACTGCTTCTTTGATTGGGTTCTTATCCGGCTTTTCTTCGCCATTGGCTGTCTGTCTGCCGGTTGTGATGAACTCTTCGTCGCTATCCTCATCTTCGAGCGGTTCTGCAGGTTCTGCAGCTGCTTTTCTGTTGCGGATTTCCTCGTCAAACTTAATAGCCTGCTCTTTGGTCATCTTATAAACGTCCTGGTAATATTGAACGTTGTCGATTATTCCTGCGTTTAACTCCAGCAGTGCTTGGCGCTTAACTTCTGCGCTGTCCTCTACGATAGAGTCGTCAAAGTCGATAGTGATGTCTTTTTCGTACGTCGTGTTATTGCGCAAATACATGACCGCTTTTATTAAATCTTTCAACGCGCCATCCAGTACCTTTTCGTGCTGCTTTATATTTGTATATAATTCGCTCTTCGTTGATATGATCTGCGTCGTGTTCTGGTACGTTCCGTTGCCTTTGAACGTGAAATAATCAAGACCAAACCCTACGGCCTTACCAACTGTGTTTAGCGCCGTCTGCATTCCCTCTGTGTGTTCCTGGACGCGCAGCTGCGGATTGCTCTCTTCGATTAGTTTTTGCTTCCCGCCATCGTCGTCTACGTCCTGGATTGCGAAGAACTCTGTTTCGTTCTCATCAAAAATGGGCACCGTCTGTGGCTGCCCTTTTTCGTCTGTAATAACTTTGTAATTAACCGCTCCCTCGCGTAGGAAGATTTTTTTCTTTCCTAACAAGAACTCATTTTTGAAACTATCGTACACAAGGTCGGCGGTCTTTATTTCGTCCAGCGCATTTCCATAAACGGAAATTCCGAACGGTGAAAAAATGGAGATGTTGTTTTTAATGTTCGGTGTGTAAATCTGGAACATCTTAACTTCTGAAATGTATTCATCTACGACGCCGTCCTTTTGGATAACTTCGTATTTGCTGCTTTCGCTCGCTTTCTCTACAAAGTGATAATTATTGATTTTGTACGTATCGTTTTCCTGGCGCTGGTGTACCTCCACGAAGTATTCGGTGCCGGTGTATGATCCAAACGCGCAGCTTACAATTTCGCCGTTTTCTACTTCCAACGGAAATATCATTGGCGCGTAGATGTAATTGATTTTAACGTTTCCTTTTGCGTCCTTATATTCCGTCGTTGCTCCTGTTCCTAATGCCATGTACATTTCGACAAGATTACTAAACTTAATCGAGAATTTATTATTTTCTAAAATCTCTTTCAATATATCGTTATCGTCAAACTTTGCGCTTCCTGCTTTTGTATCGCTATCCAGATTGAAACAAACCTTATCGTTGTAAAGCAATGACGCCCACTGCTCGCAAATTTGCTTCGGCAATCCTAAACTGAAACGGCTGCATTTCTTGTATCTGTGGCCGTTGAAGTGATTGTATGTGTGGAAACTTTCGACTTTACCTTTGTACCAAAGCAGCCACTCGCTTATATATGCGTGATATTCCGTTGCAAGCACGTCGCGGTTTAGAACCTGCTTAATGAAACCGCGCACGGCCGTTAGACAATCGCTTTCGTTTGTTACCAGTTTTCTTTCTGCAATCTCCAGCGTTGTTTCTGTTGTATTTTGAATATTCATTCTTCGCTTGCCTCCTTTTTATCGCCAAGTGCCAGCCCTGGCAAAATGGCGGCCATGCGTCGCCAGTAACCCATTACCAAGTATCGCTGCGCGTCGCATGCGTGGTCGTCAACCTTGACTGGAACTTCTTTTCCTGCCTCGATTGACTTTTCGTCGTATTGATATAAATACATTTCTTCCTGCAGGTTCTTCTGTGTTGGGTGATATGTCATGGCCTGCAGGCTTAATAATTTGCTAACTCGTTGTATTCCGACGGCTACGTCGTTCTTCGCGTTGTGGATCATAACGTCCGGACACAAACGTCTGATTTCTTCGGCCAGGCCCTGTGCGGATGGATCTATGAATACATCTGTCACTTTCTTTCTGGTCGTTGGTGTGTTTGCTTCTGGGTTATGCTGCAGCTCAACTGCTGCCTCGTACGTTGCTGGCTGTGGGCTTTCCAGGCGTTCCTTAAATGCCTTGAAGTCCTGTGCATATTCGCTCGGGCTTTTCTGCTTTCCTGTATCTCTTCCGCTGTGCCAGTACTCACCTACGCCTCGCAGCTTGCGATTCTTCATATCCAAACCGAACGCTTGGTATGTTGTGGCATTCTTCTGACCATAGTCAACGCCTATTCCTATGTAGGCTACATCCGACCAGTTGTAACGATCCGTTACGTGTTTTTCTGGACTGAACATGTAGTAGATCACATCATCGATTCCGACGCATTCACCAAGCCACACCCAGCGATACATCTTTTCATCATTCTTTCGGAGTTCCTCGGCACTGTCTATTAACTTTTGTCCGAGCCACTTAACCGGTACGTCCTTGTATGACGCATGTATGCGGATTGTATCTGGTCGGCGGCACATCTTATCAACCCACTGCATGATTGGTGCTTTTTGATTCTTCGGTGGGTTGAAATAATACTCCATTGTGAACTCATCTGAATTACCACGGACGAATGTTGCCTCGATGTTCAGTAGTTCATCTTCACCGTCGCCGTCATCGAAGAACTCCGTCAACTCATCAATGATTACTAGTTTGATTGGGTTCTCTTCGTCGATGATACCCTTTGTATCGTCTATGCCGTCGGATCCAGTGAAATAGATTGTGGTG